ACACGTTCACATTTCCGCGAGTCGCGTTCTCTCCGGTGATGAGCACCGACGAGCCCATCAGCTCCTCGGCCGTCATCTCCAGCTCCGGCGGGACGAGCAAGAGCTGCGGCGTGATGCCGAGCGGGTTGCCGTCCGGGTCGGTGAGCTTCCGGTAGGAAGCCACCGCCGTCCGCAGGGACGAAATCTGCAGGGCGTTGCCGGCAGCCGCGGTCTCGGCCCGATAGAACGACGAGTTGCTGGACTGAAACTCCGTCCAGAAATCCTTGTTGAGCTTCACCGCGGCACCGCGGCCAAGACGGGCCGGAACCTGAGTAAGAGCACCGAGGTCGTCGTTCACGACATCGACCATCGTTATGGAACTCATACGGCCTGTCAGCTTGGCCTTGATCGTCCGCGTCTCGTCCGAAGCGTCGGCCGACTTCAGTTCGCCGGAAGGTCCAACATCTTCAAAATCGAAACCGCCGTTGAGCCGCACGCCAGTGACCGTCTTGTAGTCACTGACCGAACGGATCGACGCGATCTGGTCCCACGCTGATTCGACAGCGGTGTAGCCCTGGAGAAGAAACTTGCCGTAGGTCGCGGCGAGCACGTTGGAGATCGAGTGAGTGGCGAAACCACTCGCAAGAACCTCGCGGATGTTGCCGGCCGAGATGCGGGCGGGGCCGTGATACCCGTTGGCACGGGCGGCCTCGACGAGCACCTCCTGCAGCGACGTGCTGCCACGCCGACGGTCAGCCGCCTCGAGGGTCTTCTGGTCGAAGACCTTCTCGACGTTGCCGAGTCCGCCGTTGAGGCAGAGAGCCGCTTCGATCACCCGCGGGTCGTGAGCCGCCGAAGCGTCCACGACGTGGGCAGCCGGAGCCTTGGGCCGCTCGGCACGCACCTCGGCGAGCCGGTCGGCACGGAGCCGTTCCAGCACGATGTTGGCGACGGCCTCGGCGTCAACGGTGTTGGCACCGTCGTTGCCGGCAATCACCTTCTGGTCCGCGGCGACAATCGCCGTGGCTTCCGTCGTTGGCACGGCGGCCTCGACGGGCTTCTCGTTGAGCTGCTCGCTCATAGTGGAAACCTCATTCGCCTCGGCGGCGATAGCCGCGGACGTTGCACTGTCCGCACCGAACAGGACCACGCTCGTTTCACGGAGGACCGCTCCACGAGCAACGCTGATGGGGCCGGGGAACTCGCGACCGTTGACGGTCACGACCGCTCCCGCGGCAATGTTTTCGATTGAGCCAACGTCGGCTCCGATGCTCGCTTGCAGCGGCACCCCGGCCTTCGCAAGAGCGATGAGCTTGTCGGCCGCTGGCGTCCCGCGGATCAGTTCCCCGCGGAGCATGAGCTGGTTGCCGTCGTTCGTGGCTTCCAGGCTCTTGCCGATCACCGAGTCGAGGAGAGGCATCTCCTTGCCGTGGGCGTACAGAATCGGGATCGGACGCGAAGCGTCCATGTGTGCGAGATCCACCACCAGCGGGTTTCTCGACCAGCCCTGGCGGATCGACGCCCCGGTGTAGGCCACCAACTCAAACGTCGGCACAGCGTCCTCGTCGGCCGCTTGCACGTTGAGGGCCGCGGATAGTTCGATGCGATTGCTCATGCGTTGGCGTCCTCGGTTTCTCGCTTGTAGACACCCTCGGCCCACGAACGGCCGGCGTCACCGCCCCACAACAGCCACGCAATCTTGCCGGCCGACGGGTAGCCGTCCTCGCCCTCCGACCACCCTTGGCCTTGCTTATCAACCTCGTGGCGTGCGAAGTAACTCACCATCCGCCCGATCGTGTCGAGCGATAGGGATCGGCCGTTGGCAATGTCACGGGCACGAGCCACGCCGATCGCCGTGCCACCACGCCCGTACTCGCGTCGCAACTCAAGACCGCGGCGGGCCGCGTCACGAGCGGCTTGCGGGGGCCGGTAGCCGTCGGCGGCCTCGATGCCGTCCTCGTCGTCCTCGGCGGCCATCGCCGCCGGTTGGGCGTCAACGCCAAGCTCACGCTCCATCGACTTCTCAATCGCCCGCTGCCGCAGCACGATCCGCCAGTCGCGGCCACGCTTGGCACAGACTTCGGCGAGGCTCGCCATGTTGCTGCCGATCATTGCGGCATCGGCGTCGGCTTCCTTGAGCGGGTCGACGTGTTCAAACCCGTCCCACGTCCACGTCCAGTTCCATGTGGCGAACGGCGGCAGACCACGCGGGAGGATGCCGGCGGTCACGGCCTCGTCGAGCCACGACATCAGAAGCGGGTCGAGAAACACCCGTTCCATGTCCGACCGCTCGACGGCGATCCGCTTGCGATACACGAGGTAGTCGCCACGCATCGACGAGTAGTTCGCGGTAGACGAATCCATCGCGGCGACGATGTACGGCATATCCAAACTTCTTGCGATCTCGTTGAGCATCCGACGCACAAATGCGTCGTGCGACGAGGTCGGGTGCTCGGCTCGCATTTGGACCGGCTCCCACCCGTCGGGGGCGGCGATCGCCATCCCGCGGACGATCGGCATCGTCTCGAGGGTGGACAGACTCGCGGCACCGGACCCGTCGGCCGGCATGGTCGTCTTCAAGATCGCGGCGAAACTGGCGGCCGTCTCGGCGGCCGTCACGACCGCGAGCGTGTAACGCCGCAGAAGGGCGAACAGCTCCAGCGACGGGGCGATCTCCGGCACACCGCGGTGCTGGCCTGGTCGGGTGGCGTGATACCAGTGGCAGACGTAATCCGAGTCGATCCACTGGCCGTCCAGCGTGAATCCCGGCAGCAGCGATCCGGGGTGAGACCTCGCAACCCAGTAGTCGGTGACGTTGCCGTCCTCGTCGAACCGCACGCCGTCAACGTCGTTCTCGGTCAGGTAGCCGACCGGCGAAATGACCTGGTCGGCCTCGACGAGTTTGAGGTCCAGTTGCACGCCGCGGAGTTTGGAGTTGTTCGTCTTGAGTCCGAATACTTCGCCGTCGGAAATCTTGCTGGTCTTAGCGATCCGCAGCTTGCGGGCGAGGTCGATCCGGTCAGCCCAGTCGAGGAATGCCGTCTCAACCGACCGCACCGCGTCGGGGGACACGTCGGGGCCGAGATCGAGTTGGAGCCGCGGGCCGGTGCCGACGAGGTCGTTAGACCAGGTGGACGCGATGCCAGCCGCGTAGGAGTTATTTCGCAGCTCGTAGCGGGCACGGTTGCGGAGAATCTGGCGGATTTGGGGCTGGAGCCCGGCGTCGGCCGAGAGGTTGTCGGCCCGCGACCAGTGGTTGCGGTTCAAGTCGGTCGTTTGGGCACTGTCATACTTCGCACGCACCATCGTCGAGATCGCTGCCTTCTGGGCGTCGATCGTCGACTGCATGGTGGACCGCGAGGGTCCAAGAATGCGTGAGAAGATCCCCATTCTCAGCCGGCCCCCGGATACTGGCACTGGGCGTAGCGGATGCACGCGAACGGCGAAGCGGTGTTCGAGGCCCGCGAACCCAACACGAACTTCGCGGCCTCGACCTGGCGGTCGAGTTCGTGCTGCTCGACCTCGCCGGCGTCGGTGCGGGCACGTCGCGGCTGCGTCAGATTCGCAGCGATCGCGTCGATCACCTCGTCGTTGGTTGGCACACGGGCACTCCGGTGTTTGAGAGCCGCAAAACGGCCCCTAACACCAGTGTACCAATGTCTACTACCACGACCGGCTAGAGAAACTCGATGAAGACATCGCACTCGATCTCGTCGTCGACCTCATCCCAAAATGCGTCGTCGAGATAGGCTGGCATGGCGGTGTCTCCTTACCGCCATTTTACCTCGGCCGATACGGGCGTTCAGTAGGCCCGATTCGTATGTCAAAACGTCGCAGATTAGTAGTTTTGTGTATACGTTCGCGGCTTATGTCGCGAGTGGCGACAAGCGGGCCGCTGCGTTATTGCAGATATACGGGTCCGCGTATTCACTAGTTCTCAGACCAATCGTTCCAGCATGGCCCGCAACGCAACCGCCCGTTTTCCATCCTCAACGTGGCCCATCTGCTTTGCGCCTTGTTCGTAGATCAGGGCCGCAGTCTCAACCGCCTCCCGCTCCTCGTCGGTGAGGGCGTGTTGGCCGGAAAGGCCATCAATGATTTTCTCGCGATCCGCGTCTGTCACCCACAGCATGACGCTGTACGGTGCCTCATCACGCGGAGGTGCAGGAAGACGCATCCAGTGCGTTGGCCTGCCTGACTCATTCCAGCGCAGGCCGGGTTGAGATTCATCGTCGATCTCTCGCCACGCTATTCCGTACTCGCACCCAAAGTGCGAGTCTCCCGACCGAAAACCTAAAACGGCGATTCCTTTCTCCGGCAGTCCGGCCTCCACAGGAATCCAGCCTTGTATTGCGGGCGTCCCGTAAACGTGCGTGACGTTCAGCCACTCGCCGTCAGAACGCTCAACCGTGTCGAACTCAACCGACTTACTGCGCCCGGCGACCTGCGGGTAAGCGTATAGCGTGTCTGGCATCCCCTGCTGCAAATCCTTGTAACGTCCTACTTGCATGAGGCACTGGCCGCTAGCGTCGCGGTACAGGTAGAACCCTTGGGTGGTCGGCTTGTCCTTGCTCCACGCATAACCAGTCCATGGATCGGACTCGCGAGCATCGTCATTCGTCATAGCGTGGCCCCTCCTTCGCGGGCCTATCATCTTCCGTGTTATGGAACCAGAAGTCGACACCCAAGTGCGATAACAGCAACAACGGCTCCGCTCGCACCAAACACTACAGCAACGGCGGGCCAGCCGCCGTGCATGTGGCACAACACAGCAACGCCCGCAAATGGTGATGAGATCAGTGCAGCGCCGATTATTTGAGTGATTGTCATGTGTGTGTCTCCAGAACCACGCGATGGAGTGGACTGCGCCGCAGATCGCATCGTTCTCACTTCAGTCGTTCCAGTAACGCGAGGAGCGTCCTCGCTGCGGCATCGTCTCTGCGGCACGCACCATCCGATACGTCCTCCACGCCGTACAAAGCGTCGATTCCGCGATTCAACGCCTTCCGTTCCTCGTCTGTAAGCGTGAAGGTTTCCTGCGACGAATCTGGACACGGCCCAGTACCCCAGAGCGTTTTTCGCCACTCGGCCATCTGGTCTGCGAAGTCGCTCACCTTGCACCTCCAAGCCGCTCCAGTAGGCCCCGCAGCGCGTCGGCCATTTCCTCATGTCGCTTGATATGCTCCGGCCCTTCCGCGAACATTCCGATTGCCAGCCAGACGGCTTCCCACTCATCGGCGGTGAGCGCGGGCTGCGGTGGATGAACCAGCGGGCCTCCTGCACCGCCTGACAAGGACGCCCGCAATGACTCTCGCTGCTCGTCTGTGAGCGTCACGTTTATTTGCGACGGAACTTGACAT